TCCTAGAAGAGCGCGATTTCATCCCATTCGGTCATCACGGCGAATTGCCAGACGCCGGTTGCCGGCACGCTCGCTTGGATGACGAAGCCTTCGTTCTGCACGAACAGCAGCGGATGCTCGCCCTGCACGGCCTCATAGAGCGTGATCGCGTCGGGATAGAGCGGCGCATTTGTTCCAACCGGCGCAGCAGCGATACGCCGCGAGATCGGATCGGCGTCGAGCGTCCGCGTCCCGGGCGTGAGCGCCGCGGTCGACGACGACATGATCAGCGCTTGCGCATGCGGCATGGTGCTGCGCATGCGGCCGCCGCCGGCGGCGAGGTTTGATTGATTGCCGCCGCCATCGGCGCTCGTGAAGCTGCGGGCGATGAAGAGATCGAACTCAGCGATCCCGGCGGCGAAGCCGGTGCCCTGCGTCCAGGCATTGAACTTGACGCGCTTGACCAGCGCCAGCAGCGATGACGTCCATTGAAACGAATAGATCGGCGCGTTCGCCGCTAGGCCGGCGGTCATCGCCCCGCTCTTGGCGCTGTCGCGGTAGCTGCCGCCGGTGCCGTAGTCGATCGGATAGCCGGTGGTGAAGATCATCGATCGTTGGATCGAGCCGTCGCCGCCAGGCGAGATATCGCGCATGCGGATTGTGAAGCTCTGCCCGAGCGCGTCTTTGATCAGCCTGTTGTCTGCCATCTACATGATCCCGAGCGCGAGATAGGATGAGTTGAAGGTCTGCGAGAAATCGAGACCGCTGACCGCGGAGTAGTCGAAGACGATGTAGGTGTGCGCCGGCTTGTAGCGCTGCATCAGACATTCAAGGTCTTGGGCGGTGCCGATCGAGAGCAGGCGATCGATGCCGCACTGGCTCGAGCCGGTGTGGAAATATTCGAGCTTCAGCGAGGTGACGTGGACCGTCCAGTAATAGCGAATTTCCGGCGGCCCGAGCTGCCACATGAAGCGCGTCGGATCGTCGGGATTGTCGGCGACGCTCCTGGTGTCGCCGACGCGTGAGATGCCTGTTTGATAGGGCAGATACTCGGTGATCGAAACCGTGTAGCCGAGCGTCTGCGCGACATCGAGGAAGAACTGCCGCGACTGACCGCCGAGCATGGTCATTTTCATGACCAGCGCGATACGCCGCGCCTCGATCGATTGCGGCGTGGTCACGCACGGATCAGGCAGGCCCCAGTTTCTTTCCCAATCCGGCAGCAGCTCGAGCGTCGCGCGCGGATCGGACTCGGTCTCGAGCAGATCGCCGGCGCGGCCGTCGACGAAGCCCCAGTAGTTGCACAAGCCGAAGCAGGCGTTGACCAAGGTCGAGAACGGATGCCGCGGCCAGGCCTGGCCGGTCGGCAGCAGCGCGAGGTACGCTTGCGCGTAGTCGCCGCCGGTCCTTCTAATGTGCCGATCCGCCATGCGCGACCTGTGTTGCAGCGAGCGCTGGCGTTGTTGTCGAATAGTAGATGTCGCCGAGCACGGCCATGTGGCCGCCGTCGGGCATCACGTCATCGGCGCACGACGTCATATCGAAACTGATGACGCCGGGCGCGCTCATGATCGCCGAGTATTTCCAGGCCGCGAAGATCGTCTGCCCCGGCGCGTTGACCTGGTAGAGCATGTTCTGGATCGACGTCTCGATGCCGGCGCGGATCGCCTCGTTGTCTGGATTGAGGTTGACGATGCCGAAGTCGATTGGCTGCTTGAGCGGCGCGAGCGCGTAGCATTGCTTGACCGTCACCGGACGCACCTGGTTGAGATAGGTCTGCACGGCATCGACATCCTCGGGCAGCGGGAAGCCGTCGTTGTCTGCGCGCAGATCGTCCATCATGAAACGGACCGAGCATGTGCCGATGCCCATCTCCTGCGGCGCGCACCAGGCGCGCGTCACGCCCGGCACCGCCAGCGCCCATTGCTCATAGTCGGTCGCATCGCCGCCCATCGGCGGCTCGCGGATGCGCTTGAGGATGCGCGCGCGCAGCTCGTCGTCGGTCTCGTCGTCGGTGCCACCGGTCAGCGTGACGACAGTCACAGCGCTGACGCCGAGCAGCGGCGCCACCAGCGAGAGCGTCGTGCCAGCGAGCAGGTTGCCGGCGCTGCCGGAGTCGATTGCCTGGATGTTGACCGGCGACGGCGCGATGCCGATCGTCATGTCGGCCATTGTTTGATAGTGGATGCCGGTCGAATAGCTGAGCTGCGTATACATCGGCACCAGCGTGCCCTGCGTGCCGGCGAAATTGGCCGAGCCGCTGGCGAGCGTCGCGAGCTTTCGGCCGGTCGAGCCGTCGGCGTTGACGAGCCAGATGTGCCCATGGCGATCGAGCCATTCCGTCTCGGCGGTGTCGGGCAGGAGCTGCAGCGCCAGCCAGTCGATGTATTGCAAGGTCAGATGGCACAGCGCGCCCATTGCGTCGGAGAGCACGCGCAGCACGGAATTCGGCACGCTCGCATCGGCGCCCGGCAGCCGGCCGCTGATAGCGTCGCGAACCGCGCTGCGCACATCGCGCAGTGTTGGCGTCGACCACGGCATGATCTATTCGGTGATGTTCTGCCAGAGAATTTGATACTGCAGCTCGATCGCTGTCTTCGGCCCGCGATAGAGGCGCACCAGCGCGTTGATGCGCTGCTCGTCGACGCGCGCGACCGCGACGTACATGCTCGAGGCGATCTTGAGATCGATGAACGGCTGCAGCGCTTCCTTGATGTAGAACTGTATGCGCGTCAGCGTCGAGCCCTGCTGCGCGCGGCCATCGGTGATCTTCTCTCGCTGCAGCAGCCAAAGCCGCGAGCCGATCGGCCAGCCGTTCCAGATCAGCTGCGTATCCAGATCGCCCCACCAGCCGCGGCGATCGGTCGAGTCGGGATCGGGCAGCACGTCGGTGATATCCGCCAGGCGGTCGGTGCCGAGCGCGACAATCACCGCGGTCGCCAGGTCTTGCGTCTGATCGAGCGTCCCGTCGCTGAGCAGCAACCAATCAACCGACACCTCGGTGGCGTACGGGAACTCGCCTTGCTGAACGAGCCGGACGTCGGGCACATCAGCCTCGCGTGGTCATCCAGAGCGTGCAATTGTTCATCTGCAAGGTTCCCGCGCTGGCGGTGACACTGCCACAGCCGATCACGAAATAGGAATGCGCCCCTTCCGCCGGCGGATAAAATCCCACGATGGTGGTCGGGAATATGAAGGTGCTGCTGGCATAGATGTACTGGTTCTGCATGACGTTGCCGCTGGTGCTGTCGAAGGATACGGCGATCGATCCGGTTGCCGTGCAGCTACATTGGGAGTCGAGACCGAAGTGAACGACTTCATCGGTCCAGTTGAGCAAGATCGGCGCCGTCGTGCTGCCGAGCAGGCTGGTGTAGGCACCGTTGACGCCAGTGGCAGCGTTGTTGTTGAAGGAGATGCCGATGTTGCGGCTCTGCCTGTTGAACCAAGACAAGCAGCCGCGAAACTGCCCGTTGTCGGAGAAGCCGCCGCCCGACGTCGTCCAAACCATTCCGACGAGAGTGAAGGCGTCGCCGCCGGGCGTGTTCAACACCTCGACGCCTACGTTCCCAGTCGTACCGCTCCTGCCGTGATTTCCACCTCCGAAAGATCGATTGTCGAAATTGAGAGCCAGCGCGCTCCCGGTGTAGAAGACGTAGACGTAGTAGAGAGAGTTCGCGGCGAGACTCTGACCAGCGACGCCGTTTACGTAAGTTCCAGTGTTGGGACCGACGACGCCGCCGGATGGAATGTTGTAGATGGCGCCGTTAATCTTTACTAAGTCGCCGTTGTAGGGATAGAAATTTACGGTCGTGTTGCCGGTGACGGCGAGGCGCCCGCAATTCGGCACAGTAGCGGCAGCCGGCCCAGTCGCGCCGCTGGCGCCGACGCCGCCGCTTGGCCCGGTCGGCCCGGTCGCGCCGCTCGCGCCGGCAGGCCCGACCGGTCCGGTGGCGCCGCTGGCGCCGGCAGCTCCGACGCCGCCGGTCGGCCCGGTGGCCCCGCTCGCGCCGGCGGGCCCGAGCGGTCCGGTGGCGCCTGGCACGCCAGCCAGGTTCAGGTTCCAGTCGGAGGCCGTGCCGCTGCCGCCGGTCAGGTCGACGTTCACGGTCAGCAGGCCGCCGCTGTAGGCGCTGACCAGGCCCTCCATGAAGCTCGTCGGCGCGGCCCGCGAGGAGGCCCGCACGCGCGCCCCGACCGAATAGGCGAGCCCGGTCTGCGTCGCAAAATTCTGCGAGCCGGTCCCGATCGTCACAGCTGTGGCGCTGGTCCCGCCGTAGACGGCGCCTGTCGCGCCGCTGGCGCCGGCGGCTCCGGCCGGTCCTGTGGCCCCGCTCGCGCCGGCCGCTCCGGCGGGCCCCGCTGGCCCGCTGGAGCCCTGCAGGCCCGAGGCGCCCTGCGGCCCGACGAAGCCGGTGGCGCCGGTCGCGCCGAGCGGTCCGACGGGCCCTCCTGGCCCGGTGGCGCCCTGCGGTCCTGGCAGCGAGGAGAGGTTGCCCGAGCCGTCGATGAAGAGCGGCGCCGCGATGTTGAGGCCCAGCTCGCCGGAGCTGTTGGTCATCAGCGGCGCGGCCTGCGCCAGCGTCATGTTCTTGAGGCTGTCGATGTTGAGCGGTGGCGAGGCCGAGCTGACTGCGCCGCCGCCGCCGCCACCTCCCGAGCCGCTGCCGCCGCCGACCTTGCCCCACACATTCTCGGCGACGGTGCCGTCCTCGAGCATCACGCGCAGAAACGATGCATCGCCCTTCTTGGCGCCGAGATACATGTTCAGGTCCTCGGCGGCATGCGCGAGGACATTGTTTGTTTGATCGAACTGCTCCGGCCGCGCTCTTCGCTCATCTCGAGACCTGGCGCGAGCTGCTGCCGCGGTCGACGGATTGTTGCTGGTCTCGTCGCCGAAGCTCGAGCCGGTCCGCAGATAGACGTTCTTGCCGCTCGCGGTCGCGCCGTCCTGCGTCAGATGGAAAAAGAAATCCGACTTCTGACCGCCTTGATAGACCGACTGCTGACCAGTCGCCTGGCTCTGGCCGCCCTGGCCGCCTTGGCCGCCCGAGCTGCCGCTGTCCTGGCCCTTGGCGACGAGCTGCATGCGCGCGGTCTTGTCCTGCGGCGCCGACCAGAAGCCGCCGTCCTGCGTCATGTGTAGTTGTTGCTTGTCGTCCTTGGTGCGGAACATCGCCGTGTCCCCCTTCTCGAGGTTCTTAAGGCGATGCCTCCGATCATCCATGACGCCGCAGACCGCAAACGATCTGTTGCCGCCCGGGAACTGCATGAAGCCTTCAGCGCAGCCGCTGACTTCTCCTCCTTGTCCTTTGTCAGCGTCCATCACGACGCTGGTGAAACCGTAATTCTGCGGCGACTCGATCTTGGTCCGCTGCTCGGCCTTCATCACGTTGCCGCCCATCTCCTGCATCAGCTTGGAGTCGTCGGCCTGATGAATGGTCGTCCTTGCCCCGCCGGCGCAGTAGCTGCGGAATGCCGTGTTCTTTGGTGTTGCGCGATGCATCAGACGCCCCCGCCTGGCGGCGGTCGCGCGCCTGGCAGCATGTCGGGCGGCTGACCGAATGGCTGCCCCGGTTGCGCCGACGTTCCCCCGCCAGGCGCCGGCGGCGCGCCCAGCCTACTGACGTTCCACTCGCCTTGATCCTTCAGCAGCCACGGCGGCACCAGGTCGAGCGTCGTCAGCGTCCCGCTCGCGCGATCCTGCGTGAAGGTGATCATCTGTACCTTCATCACCATGTCGAGCATCGCCATCGGCGAGCGCACCCAGACGTCTTGACCAGGCCGCCATAGACCGCCGCTCGGCCGCATCCAGCCCTGCACAACGACGGTCACCTGAATTTCTGTTCCCTCGTGCCAGACCGCCTCGTGCTGCGCGCGCATATCCAGCTCGCCCTGGCCCCAAACCGGCTGCTCGGCCGGCACCAGCAGCGGGCTATAGCGCACCGATGTGCCAGGCACCGGCTGTGACTCTTGCTCGCTCGCCTGCGGTCCGAACTGTGGATCGCTCGCCGCGCTCTGGCCACGCACGCGATATTCGCTGAAGATATCGCCGACGTGGATGATCGCATTCATGCGTTTGATGTTGACGCCCTCGACCACGCTGTCCGTCGGCGTAAACCAGTGATTGCCAATCAACAAGAAATTGCCCAGGTGATCACTGCCGAGAACGATGCCGCGCACGCGCGCGATGCGCTCGAGGAAGTCCCAGACTGTCTCGCCGACCTCGCTCGAGAGGCGCTCGAACGGCGTTGCGTCGAGCGTGCCGACCTTGCAGATACCGACACCGGTCGGGCCGATCACCTCGTCGGCGACTTCCTCGAAAGTCTTGCCATCGAAATTGCCGGTCGGATGCAGGATGCTGGCGCGCGCAGCGAACCAGGTGAGGCCGACGCCCTCGAGCTGCACCTGGTGGTTCTCGGCGTCGTAGCTTGTTTGTCGCGTCGTGATGAAGCCGGAAATGGCGAGCAGGCCGCCGAGATAGATCGAGCACGTGTCGCGTGGCTTGAACTGCAGCGTCTGCCAATCTTTCGGCGGCACCTCGACGATGTCGGCCGTTGTGAATTTGAAGATGGGGAACGCCTCGGCCCAGCGCTGCTGAATGTAGACCGACTCCCAGTTATTGAATTGTCGATCGTTGACAACGACCGTCGCCACTTCGGCGAGGTTGCCCGAGCTGCCCTGCGGGGCATTTGAGGGATCGCACTCGTTCAGAAGCATTTGAGCTCAAGCTGACAATGCGACGCCCGTCGGCAGCTCAAACGCCGGATGCACGACCTTGTTCTCGTCGCGCAGCTCGTCGGCGCGGCTGCCGTCGGAATAGAGGCGCATCGCGGTGAGCAGCGTCGGCATCGGTTGATTGAAGGCGAATTGCACCAGGCGCGGCAGCGGGCGCGCGGTCGCCACCAGGTGCTGGATCACTGCGGCGTGCAGCTCGACGACGGCGCGATAGCTCATCTGATCCATGGCGTCGGCCAGCGCCTCCTCGACCGCCGCGAAGACCGTGTTCATCTCGTCCTTGAGCGCGTCGACGTCCTGCCGGCTGGTGAACGTCATATCGGAGATGATCAGACACTCGGCCGCCAGGCACATCTCGATGATCGAGCCCTGGATCATGGCGCCGCCAACGGTGATCGGCGTTTCGGTCATGGTCTCGTCGCGCACCGACGCGAACTGCCCTTGCGTGGCGCCGCACTTGCGGCCGAGATCAAAACAATTCTGCAATGGCGGTCCGGCCAGGTCGGCGCCGATCAGCATTTGCGCATTAGCGATGAGCGCAGCGCAGGCGGTGCGGAAGTTGGCGCCGATGCTGCCGGCGCTCGGCACCGCAGCGAGCAAGGCCTTGATGCCGCGCTGCATGATCGGCGTCGCCTCGAGCGTGTCGCGCTTTTGCATCAGCGGCGCCCCGGTGCCGGCAGGCCGGGCCCGATGATCGTCGCCGGCGGGTTCCGTGCGGCCAATTGCACGGATATTTCCAGGCCGGTCATCACAGTGAGGACGCGCTCCTGCATGTCCAATGACGCGGCTTTGAGATCGTTGCCCGTGTTGGCGGCCGCGGCCGGCGCCTGTCCCCACTCGGAGAATTGCATATCGAAGACGCAATAGCCGCCGGCGCGCTCCTCCTCGCTCCAGCGATAGCCGGAGCAGACGACGGTGAACGGGTCCAAGGTCGGCAGCTGGAGCGTGCCGGTGCCTATCAGCTCGAGCTGGTAGATCAGCGCGTCGCGGGCGATGGTGTAGTCCGTTTTGTAGAGATCGATCGTGGTGTCGATCGGGAAAGTCAGGATGTAGCCGCGCACGGAAAACTGAAACGCCTTGCGGCCCATGTCCTCGCTGTACGGCAGCTCGCGCTTGGGGAACTCGTGCGTGACGATGCGCCGGCCGCTTTCCTTGCTGCCCGCCTCGACGTGAAACATCGCGCCGCGGAACGATGCCGGCAGCCACTTTTCGCGGAACGCCAGTTTAGTGTCGCGGATGGTGGTCATCTTGTCGTTCGTCGGTCGTCGAGTTAGAGTCTATGCCGAAGCGCAAGGGTGTGGCCCGCCTAGCAGAGCAGAGCATGGGCAGCAACGTCGCCCTCGACCGCCATCCGGTCGAGGGCTTTTTCATTCTTCATAAGGAACAGAACTCGCCGCCTTCTCCATTTGCATCTGCCGATTGATGTTTGTTTGTTTGAATAGACCGCGGCCCGCGGCCTTGACGAAGGTTCCGCGCGGCGCGTTGACGTTGACGTCGATCGTGCCCGAGCCCTCGACCTTGTGCGTCATCGCATCGCGCTCCAACTTGGCGCGATCACCGATGCTGCCGCCGCGGGCGACAGCAGCCTGCTGCGCTTCGCGAAAGCGCGCTGCCGCCTCGTGCCCGTAAGCGCCCCAATCGTTATAGGTCTCGCCCTGGCGCACGACTTTGCCGCCGGGCCACGCGACATTTGGATCGCTGCCGCTCCCCTGGTCGGTTGCGCCTCTGATCAGATTGCTGGTCCGTGCAGCGTCGATCGCTGCCATGATGCGCTTCAGTTCGGCCGGATTGCGCGCGAGCTGCGCCGCTCGAGCGTCGACGATGCCGGCGCGCTCGGGACCGTAAAAGCTTTTCGAGCTGCCGGGAGCAATCATGTGCTCGAGCGACACCGGCGGCAGGCCCTTCTTGGCGCGCTCTTGATTGACGAAGGCAGTCCGGTTGTAGAGGCTTTCGATGACCGCGGTCGGATCGCTCTCGTGCTCAGCGGCCGCCAGTCCCGCCAGGTGGAGCTTCAGCGCCGGATTTTTCTCCAGCTCGGCGGCGAACGGCGCGCGCTGCTGCGCCAGGTAGGCGCTGCCGCTCGCCGCTGGCGTCTCGCCAGCTCCGGCGCCGGTGCCGGGCCCCACGTCGCTGCCATGAGGCAATCCGGCATGGCCGCCGACCGAGCGGCGAAAGGTGTAGCCGGAAATTTGAAACTTGCTCTCGGGCCCGGCGCGCTGGTTGCCGCCGAGACCGGTGAAGGTCCCGGTCTTCGGGTCGACGGCCTCGACGAAAGTCACGTGCGAGCCGGTGGCGCCGGTCGGCACGCCGCGGTTGGCGACCGCGATGTCGCCGGGATGCGGCGTCGGATCGACCTGGCCCCAGTTGCGCCAGTTGGGGGCAATGGCCGGGTTCTTCGGCGGCGTGCCGCCCGCGGCTTTGACGACCGAGGCGGCGAATTCGCCGCACCAGTTGCCGCTCTTCGGATAGCCCTGGCTCTTCATGAACGCGTCGACCGCCCCAGGACCGCCGGTCAGCGCCGCGTGCTTCGCCGTCTCGAGGATGTCGCCCGGGACCGCTGGATCGGAGGTGCCGCCCGACGTGTTGCCGCCGCCATAGCGATCAGTCCCGCCATAGCCGCTGCCGGCTTCGCCGCCGGGCCGGCCTGGATAGTTGACCGCCGGCCCGGTGCCGCCGGTGTAGGCGCCCGGCCAGGTCACCATGCGGCCGAGCGGGCCCGACGGAACGCGAGACGCGAGCGGCCCGGCGCCGAGGCCGGGCGCCAGGCCGCCCATGCGCGCCGTGCCAGCCGGAGCTGCAGCAGGAGCTGCGCCAGCGGCAGGCGCGCCATAGACCGCAGCGCTCATCTGCAGCCAGTCGTTCAGCCGCTTCATCTGCTCAGCAAGCTCGCGTGTTTGTTTGGTCTGCTCTCTGATCGCGTCCTTGCCTTCGGCCGGATGGATGATCTCGCCGGCATGCACTTTCGCCATCGTGTCGTATTGGACGATGCCGCCCTCCTGATAGTGCGGGATCACGAGCGGCTTGCCGGGGGCGCTGGTGCCGCCGGGCGGTGCTGTGCCGCCGCGCGGCAAAACGGCCGGCGGCTCGTAATGATGCGCGGCCAAATAATCTTCTATCGATTGGACAACGCCCTTTTTTTCAAACTCTGTCTGTACGTGTGGGGGAACCGATCCGGCCGGATATCTGATTGTTGGTTGTTTTGGCGGGGCCGCCGCTTTTTCGGCTGCCGCTTTCTCTTTGCTCGCCTCCCATTTGGCCAGAAAATCATCGATCCATCTCAGCCCTTTCATCAGCGGGCTGTTGAACACATCGGTTTTCCACATATCCATGATGTGTTCCCAGTGCTGAGCGATGCTCTCGGTCACCTCCAAATATTTTGCTGCCGCCGAGTCGCGCGCAGCCTGCGCGGCGATTTCCTCCGGCGTTCGCGTGACGAACTTTTGCCTGGCGCGATACAGCTCCGGCGCCTCCCACGCCCGCAACCATGTATCTCTCACATTGGCAGCAGCCGCCCTGGCGCCTTCAATATTTTCCGGGTGCAATGTGAGCATCCGCTGCCGATAGGCCTGGTAAATTTGCTCTCCTCTTTCCTTGACCGCATTGCCCACTTCCTCGACGCTGAGATGCGCCTCGCGCAAATGCTCGATCCATTCGATCGTCTCGCGGTCGCCAGGCATGCCGCCTTTGGCGGCGATCATCTCGGCGAACTGGCTGCCCTGCTTCTGCAGCTCGCCCCATTGATGCACCAGGCCCTGGATGTTGCTTTCGGCCGCCGACGCCGACAGGCCGCTGCGCTCGAGCAGCTCGACCATTCCTTTGTATTGCGCAGTCGAGGTTCCGACTTTTTCCGCGGCTGCCGCCATGTTCGTGGCTGCCCTGGCGTAATCGCTCAGTCCCTTGAGTGCGCGGTCGGTGGCGAATGCCACACCGACGAATGCCGTGGCGATCCCGCCGATGCCGCGGATGAAGGGCGGGATGACCTGCTCGCTTGCCTTTTTGATATCCTCGCCGAAGGTCCTGAACTGCTCGTTCGCTTGTTTGGTCGAGCCGCGGAAGATGTCGAGATTGTTCTTCGCCGCGCCGCCAGAGATGGCGCTGATCTGCGCACTCAAGTCCTTCAGGACGGGCGACGCCTGGTCGACCGCCGTGATGGTTAATCTTAGTTCGTCGCTCTCAGCCATCTTCTTCCGCCGGCGGCGTCATAGCCTCGAGCAGCTGTTGCGTGCGATGCACGTGCAACAACATCTGGTCGAGCGGCATGTTGAGGAAATAGTCGGGTGGCTGGTGATATTGGCGCGCGAGCCAGTAGCAATCGAGGACTACGTTGTCTTCTGAACCTGGAAGACCTGCTCCCAGTCCGGCAGAAAAAAACCCTGCAGCCTCCAACGGCACGTTGCCCAGTCGCGCGCGTCCATCTGCTCGAGGATCGGCGACAGCACGCCGGAGAGGTTGGCCATGATGAGCGTCATCTTGCGCTCGTCGATCTGCAGATCGCCATTGCTGTCGATGCGGCATGGATTGCCGCAGCGGTTGATGTCGCCGGCGGTCGGCTGCCGGAAGGTCAGCTCGCGGATTTCGTCGGGGTCGCTCGGATCGCGGATCGCCTTGTGCATCAGCTTGACCTTGATCGGCCAGGTCTCGGCCGGAGCTGCAGGAGCTGGCGCCGCCGCAGGAGCTGGAGCGGGCGCCTCAGCCGGCGTAGCTCGCCGCGCCGGATGCGGATCGACGTCTTGTTGGAAGCCTTCGCGTCGGACCGGTTGGTTCATCACCAGGTGCCCTCGTTGATGGTGATGCCCTCCCAGCGGACGCGCGCCTGGCCGTCTCTGGTGTTGGCATCAAAGCCGGATTTGCAGATCGCCTGGCCCAGCGTGTACTGCTTCTGGTTGGCGAGCTGCGCGATGACGGTGACGCCGACCTGGTTCTGCAGGTCCATCAGGTTGAGGTTCGGCATCAGCGAGATATCGCCTTCGATGTACGGCACGCGCGGCAGCTCCTGATAGCCGTGCACGCCGTCCTGGCCGGCGATCATCGTCCGCTCGAGCACCGTCGGCGAGACCGTGAAATTGCCGCGCAGCGACATCTGAACGCCGTCAACCTTCAGATAGGCGATGCCGGCAATGCGTTGAACTGTTCCTGCTGCTCCATTCGCCATGGTTGTTTGCTCTTGCTATTTGATTGTTTGTTAGGCCGGCAGAATGCCGGTGACGCCGACCGGGCTCGGGGCCGTGATCAGCGTGTCGATGCCGACGCTGTACTGCAGACGGAACTGCGCCAGCACCGCGAAGATGCGCAGCTGATTGATCAGGTCGGGTGGCCAGAGAACATCGAGGCGGTTCGGGTCCTGGGTGTTTCGCTCGACCAAAAGGTTCTGGGCGAATAGCAGGGCGTTCTCGACCTGGCCGTTGTACTCCTCGAGCGCATACTCGGCGATCAGCTCGCCCTTGACGATGCCGGGCGTGACAATCGCCTGGCCGGGTCCGAAGCGCGTTCCATCGTCGGCCAGCTTGCAGCGCGAGTATTTGCTGGTGATCGTCGCCTTCTGCCGACGGATCAGGCCGGCCAGCGTCGCCAACGTGGTCATCAGCTCGTAAGCAGTGTCCGGCGTGCCGTACAGGTTCTTTTGATAGGTCGTGCTTTCTCGAGCGATCATCGGCTGGTTATCAGAACCGGCTTTCTGGATCGCCAGGCCGTTGCTTGCCAGCGTGTTCAGATCGACGAAGTCGAAGCGCGACTGCAGCGGCGCGCACTTGATTTGATTGAGCGACAACGTCTGCAGCGGTCGCGCCGGATCGTTGACCAAAGCGCGCTGCGCCTTGGCGGTATAGGCCGCAGCCCATTCGAAGCACGGCGACGGTGACGCGGTCTCGTAGGCCATGATCGAGAGCACGCCCGAATTGTTGGTGTCGCCGAAGGTGACCAGGCTCGCCAGGTCGCCGCGCTTGGCCGAGAGCAAGTGACCAAACAGCTGCCGCTGCCAGCCCCAGCGCCCTTGATCGGAAAAGCCGTATTCCTGCTCCCATTCAAACAAGCTGTTGGAGTCGGTGTACGGCAGCGCGACGTACTCGAAAGGTTGATCGCCGATATTGGTGATCGCGTTGGTGAAGGTCGGAACGCCGGAGCCGCCGGTCATCATGCCGGTCGGCGGCATCGTCACGGCCATGCCGGGCGGCAGGCGCTCGCCGCCGATCGTGCCGTAGTAGTTCATGCCGACCGTGATATCGTTGGCGTTCACGTTCTTGAAAATCGACGTCAAGGTGACCGCACCGGTTGTTGCTGTTGCCGTCACCGGAAGATCAAACGAGGCGTTGATTGCCGCCGCGATGTTGGTGGCGATGGTGGTGACAGTGTCCGTCGTATTGACGTTGACCGGGATATGATCGCCGGCGATGTAGAGGTGGAAGGTCCCGGCCGCGGTCGGCACCGCGGTGACGGTGATGGTGGCGGTCGACGGTGCGGCGCCGACCGACGCCATCACGCCCAGGCCCCACACTTCGTTGCCAAAGTTATTGGCGAAGTAAGCGCGGAACATTCGGCTGATTTCCGAGCCCTGGCCGTAGGCCTCATCGGCCTGCGCCTGCGAGCCGATGGCGATCGGAATGTCGGCCGGCACGGTCGAGACCGGGGCCGGCAGCATTTGGCCGACGATCAGCGCGCGCAGACCAAGAACAGGAAGCCCCGCCATGCTCGGGTCTACCTCGACCCAGTACAACGGAACTTTGATGTTGGCGGGGATTTGCGAAAAGCTGATAGGCATTTGTTTGCTCTGCTGTTGCTATCTGCTCTGTTAGGAGCGGTGTTGCTGATGCTGCAGCGTCGAGCGCTGTGCGCGCCCGCCGCCTTCCTCGCGGGTGACTGACCCCTCCATCAGTCGGCGATTGGTGAACTTGTCGTGCGGCCATTCGGCCGGGCCCTCCTTGGGAAAGCCGACGCCGGTCGGGTAATGCTTGAGAACTCTGCGGACGTCGTCGTCGCGCGGATGAACCTTGATCATCGCAAACTTCGGCAAACGCCCAGCCATTGCCGCATTGCGCGCATTGATGGCGTCGATCCTGATCTGCAGTGCCGGGTCTACCTGCTCAGCCATTGTTTGCTCCTCATGTGCTGGTGAACTCGTAATCCATGATGATGCGCTGGACGCTGCCGGGCGGCGGCACGGTGCCGTCGGCAGCCAGCGGCACGGCCTGGATGTGGATCGAGTCGAGCGTGTCGGTGACGAGCGCCGGCCAGCACGTTCGATATTTGATCGTGGCGACGTATTCCAACTCGGCGATTGGTTGTTGATTGCTGCCGACGTTGTCCCAGACATGCCGGCGGGTGCCGCGCGAGATGCCCTCGATTCGGGTGCCGTCGACCATGTCCGACTGCCACATGTTGGTCAGCTTGGCGTCGGTCCACAGCGACATGATCGCCCAGAACGCCTTATCGAGCGTCAGCTCGCTCTGCAGCGGGTTGTTGTTCTCGATGATGATCTGCCAGCCGATGCGCAGCAGATGAATAAACCTGATCTCGCCGGCGTTGTCGTCGCCGTCCGGCGGCATGTCCTCGGCCAGGATGTAGACGCCGAGATAGGGCAGGATCGGCTCTTGGATCGGCAGTTGTTTGGAGCGGCGCGATTTGAAGCCGGCGAAGAATGGCAGCGTGACCGTCTTCGCGTAGAGCGTATCGCGGATGACCTGGCTGTAGCTCTGCGTCGCGGTGAACGGCGGCACGATGCTGGTCGCCACCAGCTTGTTGACGTGCGCCCGGGTGCGGATCGTCTGCGCGGTCAGAATGATCGACGTCATGGGCCGACGACCAGCGCCCCGTTTGTTGGATCGAACGCGACCGTGAAAGTGTCGGTGGCAAGCAGGTTGACTGGGAAGCCGTTATCGAAAAACGCGATCAGCGGCTTCGCCGCCGGCGTCGCGTCATAGAGCACGGCATATTTAAACGTCGGCAGCACCGCGGTTGCGGTGAAGGTCACATTACTGAGCGTCAGCACGCCGGCTGCGTAGGTCAGCGTCGGCGCCGGGTTGCCGCCGGCCACATAGCCGCCGCCGGCGGCGATCTCCGTGATGTCGGCCAGCGTCTTGTTGTTGACCGGGTCCGGCTTGGCATTGGTCAGCGCGACCTTGAACTGATCGGAGGCGAGATTGTAGCTCGCGCGGCCGACGCCGTCGGCAAAGCACTGGAACGGGTAGCCGATGACGCTCATGGCAGCGGCGTCACCACCTTGCGTAAAACCAGATTGGTCTCGCCGCCGCCATTGCGATTGATCGAGGTCACCTCGAATTCGCCCTCGGCGATCATGCCGCCTGGCCCGTCCTGCGGGATGTTGAGGCGGTCGAGCTGCTGCGGCAGCGGCAGCCCAGCATTGGCAAAGTCGGTCTCGAGGATGTCGAGCGAGGTTTCCTGCTGCACATACAGGCTGCCATCCTCGAGCACGACGTCGAGGCGCCCGTCGTGAAAGATGCCGCGGCAATCAAACGACGGCACCGCTGGCGCCGAGACCAGCGGAAAGAACGTGACCGGGCGCGCGAACTGGGTGAAGTTCGGCGCATAGATCATCAACGAGTAGTTGATGCCCATGGCAGACGATGTATGTTTGTTTGCTAGACTTCGAGGTGCACGTAGTGGCTCAGCAGATTCCAGATCGAGGCCTCAATGCCGCCCGCTCCCTTGCCACCGAGCGCGATTGATAGGAGCTTGGATGGGTCGTGGAACATCACGCGGGCCTCCTTATGGCTTAAGGCGCGGATACCGGCGATGGTCCCCAGCGACGACAAAAGTTTGTTTTGTAGATTGAGCATGGCGACCGCGCGCTTGAGCGGCTGCGGCGCCTCATTTGGTAGATTGTAGCCGCCCCAGTAATGCACGACGACCGGCTCGGTCCAGGCGGCGCCGCCGATGCAATAGGAATAGCCGGAGCTGGAAGGGACAGTGCCGAAAATCTCGATCTTGCCGCTCTGCTCCTCCAGCTCGTAGCCGCCGCTGGTCGGATCGAGCACGGTGCCGATCGGCGACTCGACGCTGATGATGTCTTCTTGTTTGATCGGCCAATGGCTCGGAAAGATGCGCCAGCCACCGTTCAGCTCGCGCCATTCTTCCCTGACTTCCTCACGCGCGAAGACGCGATTGCACATGCGCGCGACCGTCTCGGAATTGACGTCGCTCCAGAACGCGATCTGCTGATCCTCGCTCGGATCGGTGAGCGCCAGGCCCATCATGAGCTTGGCCTCATCGAGCGTCAGCAGCGTCGTCGATTTCGCCGGCGTCAGGATTTCGATGATGCGATCAGCCATTTTTGGGGCTATCCTCTAGATGCCATGGCAAGGCGCGCCCCGGACCGGCTTGGTAGGTCGCGTCACGGCATGCAT